ACCGTTCTTCCCACCGTTCTTCCCACCTAGGGTCCCATTCTTCCCACCATTCTTCCCACCATTCTTCCCACCTAGGTTTGCCTCTTGTAGCCCTCCGTGCGTCTCACCATTCAGGTGTCTAGCTGGCACGTGTGCAGCGTAATTATAAAACTTATAGATAGATTAGGGTATAATGATTAATATGGAAAAGAAAAGATATGCTTTTTTAGTAGAAAATGAAATTTTTCACATTATGCCAATAGCAGGCAATTATGAAGATGAGGTTTTTTTAAGATGGTCAAATGGCTTTTTAAATGAGCCAACAGGGCTAGACATAAGCGGCATCCCAAATATAGCAATTGGATCAATTTGGAATGGCGAGAGCTTTGATAACTCCCATCTCCCAGAGGATAGCATTATTTTTGAGACTAATTCAAATCAAAAAAGGTACGCTTTGCTTGACAAAGAAAAATTGGTTTTTATGGTATTAGACTTAACGGACAGTCTTTCACTGCTTAAAAATTCTTTTGAGGCTGCATTTAGTACGGGTGCCGTAATTGGAATGGATATAACTGATTTTTCAGAAGATGTCTCTTATTGGTGGACATGGGATGGAGAAAGCTTCTCTCCACCAGAAGAAAGCTAATAGCTAATATTTAAAAATAACCTATAACTTTAACCCTTTAATGTGTTAAAATAGACTTATGGTAAACCCATCTAATCTGTATGCAGAAAAAATTTTTAGCGAACATCCCATTGCGATGTGGGCGTTAGATGATCAGGCTGACTATGTATCTTTAATTACAAACTCTAAAAGAAATGCCTATCAAGCATCTCCAAGCCTAGATGCCTGGACGATCTCGGGCGGTACAAAAGCTGTAAACTCTACAATACTCAATGAGCCACTCCCAGACACCTCAGTAACAACAGTTACAGCAACTCTTGGATTAGACACAACAAATGTAATTACATTAGTAAGTTCAGGAGTGGTTAGCCCCTTAGCAATGAATAGCTCTCTAGAAACTTTTTCAATAGGAGCTTATGTTTTTGCAGATACCCCAACCATTCTTTCCTATGAAATTGGTTATACTTATGACGGACTAGCTGCTCCAGTTTTAAGAAAATTTGACTCTCAGGTTGATGGTAGGTGGGGATTAATATCGGAAACTTTTGGAATCCCAGCAACAGCAAATCCAATAAAAATTGTAATAAGAATTACTCATGCTAATGCTGGCGGAGATCCAAGCACATACAAATTTTATATCAATGGGGTAACTTTTGGGCAGTGGTCAGAAGAATTTTCAGCAATATCTTCTGGAGTTTTTGGTCAAGCCCTACCCTCCGATGTTCCATTTACCTATTCTGCAATTACGGCAAGCTCTTATGGATTACAAGACTTGGACGGGTACTACTTTATCAATAATGGGTCCCTTACTGCAAGAAATTCTGGAGTTCCAATTGTTTATGGATCGTCAAATGTGACAAGAGTTTTGCCAAACGGCACTGATCCATCCCTGATTATTCCTGGACAAGGATTTTTAAATGAATCTGGTAGATATCGAGAATATACTGCAGAAATGTGGGTAAGGGTTGATTCTAAAGCAACAACGGCAACAAGAATATTTGGTCCAATTGGATCACAAGATGGAATTTATGTAGATGGTCCCTTCATAAAAATTAAAGTAGGAGATTCTGTTGGAGCTCATCCAATTACAGAATGGTATAGGCCAATGCTTCTAGATTTTAAAATTATCGAAAACTCCGCATCATTATTAATAAACGGAGAACAGGTTATAGAAATAAATTATTCAACAGAAGATATATCTTTGGCACCAGAGACAATCGTTCAGGGTGGTGCAGAAAAAAACAATGACTGGCTAGGGTTTTACGCTTCGCCAAATGTCCCATTCTTAGATATTGACTGTGTAGCTATCTATTCGTACCTAGTCCCAGCAGTAGTTGCAAAAAGAAGATTTGCCTATGGACAAGCAGTTGAGTTTCCAGAAAATGCAAATAGCGCTTATGGAGGAACATCCGTACTTATAGATTATGCTTTTGCAGACTATACTAGCAACTATAGCTATCCAGATATTGGTCGTTGGAATCAGGGCATTGTTGAGAACCTGTCCATAGTTGACGATTCAATTTCTGTACCAGAATGTAAGCTTCCAGTTGCAGTGTTTCAGGACAACTCAACAATCAGCTCTTGGTACCAAAGCCTATATCAGAGTAGTGGTCAGCAAGCAGATCCTTTTATAAGTTTTGTTAATAAAAATGGATATTTGTTTTTTGAAAACATGAACGTTATAAAACAAGATGCAAAAGCGCTCTTTGGTGTATTTGGCCTCCCAGAATCTTTTCCATCAACCAAACAAACACTTTTTAAAATACAGGACAACAGCAACTCAAACTATTTAGAAATATACACTGAATCGGGAACTTTGTGTTACAAACTATACTTTGATGGAACGTTAACAACTCTATATCAAGAAGCCTCCGCTATTCCTGGACAAAGCTTATCTGTAGGTATTAACATACAGTCATTCTCGGAATACTTTGGCAATCAGGCATTAACGTTTTTTGGAAACAAGAATCAGCTCTCTTTGTTTGTTGGAGGAAGCCAGGAGTTCGGCAACACATTCTCTGGAAAAATATACAAAGTAGGATTTTGTAGTGAAAGAAGCCTAAGCAAAATTTCACCCTTGTTTGATGAAAAAGGGTTGCTAACCTATTTTAATTATGAAAACTACTTTGACGATCATATAGTTGACTCTTTTTATGACGCAGGAGAAATCTCTAGCTTATTGCCTACAGACGAATTAGACGGTGGAGCTTGGAATTCCTATAGCTCCCTGACCTTTGATGCGATAAAAGACTTTACTGCAAGCTATACCCTAATTCCAAAAATAAACTTTAATACTATAATAATGGATATTGCAATAGACGGATATTGGGAAGATTACCAACCACTAACGTATTTTGCACAGTACGTCTCCGACATTCAAGATAAGAAATATTATGACGTAGACTTTGTTCAATTTAACATAGACTATCCAGCATTAGAAAATTTTGAAAACGGGCAGTACGATACCTCTCAAAACATGGTTAAGTCTTATGTATCTTTTCAATATTTAAAAAATAATCCGTCTGCAAAAAACTCTTACTTTACAACAATGCCAGCATCTCAAAATAATGTGGTTTCTCCTGGATCAGAATGGATAACTACAAAATATGAAGTTGTAGATGGAACAATTATATACCCTCCAAAAGGAATTAGAATTACAGATGTCTCTCTTGTAACTCATTTGGAGTGGACTGTTCCAGGAATTATCTCTAATCCTTTAGTGGTTAAAAAAATGCAGTATGCGTCTCAGGCTTTTAACGAGGTGTCTTCAAACCCTGTTGGCACAAGGTTTGGTTCTCCAGTTTTCCCTTATCTAAAATATGGATCTTACTTTGACTACAAATCTAGAAATCCTTATAGAATTTATAAGGGTAGTAGTCCATACCTATACCTCACAAAAAATAGCGGTATAGAAAAGGTTGGGGACTACGATGAGTTTGTTAATCGTGGTTTTTCTGTACCAGTCAACAAAGACGTAGCTGATAGCTATAAGGTTATTGCCATGCAGGCTTTTCTTAGATACGGAAAAGAGAGCTTTCCTTCAGAGCCAGAGCAAATATTTGAAATTGAGAGCAAGGATACATATATAAAATTTTATATTGTTGCTAATGACATTAGTGGCAAAAGAGCACGTATCTATGGAATTAATGCTAAAACTGGTGATTTTGAAAATGGAATCGCTTTTTACTGGAACGGAAACCTTGTCAGGGAGCCAGTTATTACCCTGAGCGACTGGGGAGTCCTTGGTGTGTCCTTTGCAAGAGTCCTAGACTTTGACTCTTATCCTGGCGGACTCAGGTTTACTGGATCGGTATTAGTCAATAACATTTCTCAATATCAAGCAACTAGCTTGCAAGAAATTCAAAGAAATACCCTTAGATCCTGGTTCCTGGCTTCGATTAATTTGACAGAGTGGAACTTCTGGAATCAAGATTTTACTTGGAATGGTGTTCTAATTGCAAGCCAGTCAAACATTTTTGGGGTAAATCCATCAGATATTTATAAAACTTATACTGGAACAAACAAGATAATTATTGATGACGATGTGCCTTTAACAGTAAATAAGTATGAATATACTGCCTATCAAGGAATTACTTGGCAAACCCGTATCCTTCCTGCTGTATAATATGGTATACTAGTGGTCATGGAAGACAAATTCGCAGAAGCAATTGGTAAAGCAAAAGTAACCCTAGTTGAGCAAACTGGGTATGCTTGGGGAGTATACGTTTGGAAAAAATCTAACGGAAAGTGGTTCACTGATGGAAATGGCAACATTTTAAACATTCCAGCCAATAAGGGCGATAAAGATCAAATAGCTAAGCTAAAGCAAACAGCTGCTTATCACGGTGAGCCCGACGGAACGCCCGTGTTTTTTCCAGGAACATCAAGAATTAGCGATGAAGAATATAGCGAACAGGTAGACAGAATGAAACAAGGACTAATTCCATCAATGAATGACATTGGCGCTGTTATGGCAGCAAAGAAAACCCTAGAGCTTTATGGAGATGAGTATTAATGTCTGATGAGTATCAGTATCCAATACAGGCCTTTACCCCAGAGCCTGAGCAAGAAGAAGATCTTTTTAAGAAGCAAGACCCCTTTAGCAAAAAATGGGATGATCTAAAAGGTTTTTACGGCCTAGAGAAAAATTTTAAAAGACGTTCTGATCGTATTGTAAAAGCATACGACAGTCTTTCTTTTACTGGAGTAGACACCCTAAGCGAGGGATATCAGGATAGGGCTCTAGCTACAAGTTTTGGACAAAACGGTGCAAGATCCAAAGAGATCAATCCTGGATCAGTATTCCATAACGGATATGGAATGTTTGACGTTATTACTCCGCCATGGAACCTTTATGAGCTTGCAAATTATTACGACACTTCTTTTGCTAATCATGCAGCAATTGACGCAAAGGTAGAAAACATTGTTGGCCTTGGATATGACTTCCAGGTTTCAAAAAGGACCATGATGCAGCTTGAGGCTTCTACTAGCGAAACTGCAACAGACAAGGCCAGGAAGCGTATTGAAAGAGCGAAAGTTGAAATGCGTGAATGGCTAGAAACTCTGAATAGCGATGACTCTTTCTCTAATACAATGATGAAGTTTTACACAGACGTTCAGGCAACTGGAAATGGTTACCTAGAGGTTGGAAGAACCGTAACTGGTGAGATTGGTTACCTTGGTCACATACCATCCACAACTATGAGAGTTCGAAGACTTCGTGATGGCTATGTTCAGATTATTGGTCAAAAGGTTGTTTATTTTAAGAACTTTGCGGCAAAGAATCAGAACCCAATTACTGCAGACCCAAGACCAAATGAGATTATTCACTACAAAGAATACTCACCGCTAAACACATTCTATGGAGTTCCAGATATTATGTCTGCAATTTCATCTTTGCATGGAGACCAGTTGGCCTCTCAGTACAACATCGATTACTTTGGAAACAAGGGTGTCCCAAGATATATCGTAACACTAAAGGGAGCCAAGCTATCCTCTGACGCAGAAGACAAGATGTTTAGGTTCCTTCAGACTAGCCTAAAGGGTCAGTCTCACAGAACCCTTTATATTCCTTTGCCAGCAGATACTGATACTAATAAGGTAGAGTTCAAGATGGAGCCAATTGAGGCAGGCGTTCAGGAGGCTTCCTTTAATGACTATCGGCTTAGAAATAGAGATGACATACTAGTTGCGCACCAAGTGCCATTGTCAAAGATTGGTGGAGGAGATGCTTCTAACATTGCAGCTGCTTTAGCACAAGACCGTACGTTTAAAGAGCAGGTAGCAAGGCCAGCTCAGGCAAATCTAGAAAAGATGATCCAGAAGGTTGTTAGAGAAAAGACTGATATTCTAGACTTTAAGTTTAATGAGCTAACCCTGACAGACGAGATTGCTCAGTCACAGATCCTTGAAAGATATGTAAAGACTCAGATTATGGTTCCCAACGAAGCTCGTGAAAAGCTTGGCCTACCCCAGAGACCAGACGGCGATGAGCCATTTGAAATGTCTACTAGGCAAGCCGCAGATGCAAGAGCTAACACCTCTCAGAACAGAGAAAGAGATTCTGAAAGAGCCAATAACTCTTCAGATAGCTCTGCCACTTTGGCTGGACGAAATCCAGCTGGAGAGGGAAGGTCTTCAGAATAGCATCATTTTTGATACTTTTCATAAAAGAGCCTTATAATTGAAATAACATGACTATGCAAAAAGCCCATTGGGACACTGAGGGCGACAACGTTCGCCTATCAATGCCGTTCAGTAAAGTGGACGTAGAGAGACGTATTGTCTCTGGCTTTGCCACACTTGATAACATCGACAAGCAGGCTGACATAGTTACAACAGAAGCCAGCGTAAAGGCCTTCTCCAAGTTTCGTGGCAACATCAGAGAAATGCACCAGCCAACAGCAGTTGGAAAGATGATCTCTTTTAAAGAAGACAAGTATTTTGACCCAGAAGCCAAGAAGTTCTATTCTGGTGTTTATGTCTCAACATATATTTCAAAGGGTGCTCAGAACACCTGGGAAAAAGTTTTGGACGGCACACTTTCTGGTTTTTCCATTGGTGGAAAAATGAACAAGTGGGATGACGGGTATGACGAAAAAATGGATTCAAAAATTCGAATAATTAAAGACTATGATCTGGTAGAATTGTCTCTCGTAGATAATCCAGCAAATCAGTTTGCAAATGTTTTATCCGTCGAAAAAGTTAACGGAGTAGATATGATTAAGGGCGAAAGCTTAGACACCCCAATTGAAAATGTCTTTTGGGACGCAGAATCTGGCATAGTCATGTTGTCAGAAAATGAAGCAGAGCAAAGCCCAACATCTGGTGCTCCAATGCAGAACATAGGTTTCGTTGAGAAAGACGATAACGAAAAAACAGATATGATAAAGTTCTTGGTTGATAGTGCTAAAGGCATTAATACAATTGAGATTAAGAAGGAGGTAAGTCCTATGAGTAAAAAAACAATCACAGAAGACATCGTTGAGAAGTCTGACGAGGTAGTAGAAGAATCACAGGTCGCTCCAGAGGCAGATGCCCCAACTGAAGATACAGCAGAGAAGTCTTATTCTATTGAAGAAGACAAGAAATCTGACGACATGGACGAAGACGAAGCAATTAAGTCTGGACACATGGATGAGGAAAAGAAATCTGACGACATGGACGAAGACGAAGAAATGAAGTCTAAGGATGAAATGAAGGCAGAAGCTGTAACAGAGGTAGATCAGGTATCTAAGTCGAATGAAGTAATTGCTGATGCAGTTGCTGAAATTCAGGGTACTCTAACATCAGCCTTTAGCGATCTAGCAAATACCGTAAAAGCTCTACACGAGCAGGTATCTGCACTAAACAAGTCAATTGACTCTGTAAAAAATGAGGTAACAGAGGCCAAGGGGCAGTTTAATGAGTTTGGAAAGAGGGTAGACGCAGTAGAAGCAGATACCGCTTTCCGCAAGTCTGGCGATCTAGGCGAGATCGTTCAGGAATCTGAACCACAACAGGTTCAGAAATCCCTATGGGGCGGACGTTTCCTCAAAACTGCCGATCTATTCAAATAAAGAAAATCACTAGGAGGTGACAATTATGTCGGAAGAGATTATTAAAAACTATCCAGGTACTGGTGCTAACGAGGTCAATGGCCAAGGAGCATTTGCGTCTGGAGGAATTGGTGGTGTAACTGACCCAGGTGCAGACACACTGGGCAACATCCCAACAGCAACACTAGGAGTAACAAGTGGTCCAAATGCCGTAAATCCTTCGGGTGATGCGGCAAGTGGTATCCTACGCCCTGAACAGGCACGTCGTTTTATTGACTACGTATGGGACGCTACTATTCTCGCCAAAGATGGTCGTCGTGTAACTATGCGAGCCAACTCTATGGAACTTGAAAAAGTTAACGTAGGCGAACGTGTAATTCGTGCAGCAGCTCAGGCTGATGCCGTATACACAAACACAGGTGCAACATTCTCAAAGGTCGAACTTTCTACCAAGAAAATTCGTCTGGACTGGGAAGTTTCAGCTGAAGCACTAGAAGACAACGTTGAAGGAGGTGCTCTCGAAGATCACCTAGTTCGCTTGATGACAAATGCATTTGCAAATGACATCGAAGATCTAGCTATCAACGGTACTGGCACTGGCTCAGACGCATTCCTATCCATCATGGACGGATTTGTTAACAAGGCTACTACTGGAGACGCACACGAAGCAGTTGTAACAGTTGCGGACAACGCATGGACACCAGACGTAATGCAGAAGATTATTCTTGCATTGCCAAGGAAGTACCGTGCACTTAAGAGCAATCTTAAGTTCTATGCTGGTACAGACGCATTCCAGGGAATTGTTAAGAACAACGGTACCCTATCAGATGCAATTGCTGAGGCACTAGGTCAGAACGGTAATACCCAGGCTAATACCCAGGCTTACCTTGACGGCCAGGGCCAGACATTCGGTGGTGCTCGCACTACTCGTGTTCTAGGCATTGATGTTCAGGAAGTTCCTTACTACCCTGCAGGATATGTAGACCTTACATTCCCACAGAACCGTGTATGGGGTTTCCAGAGAGACATCACAGTGAACCGCCAGTATGTTCCTAAGAAGGACACTATTGAATACACCGTATTCGTACGTTTTGGTATTCAGTGGGAGGAAGAGGACGCAATTGCGTTCGCTGACTCAAACTCTAGCGATTCCTAAAGTCTAACGCAACCTATTAAAGGGGGCAGGTGAGTAAAATCTCCTGCTCCCTTTTTTAATATCTGTTATAATTAAAAGATAAAGAAGGAGACTTAAGTGTCAGAAAAAAATATAGATGTAGCTCCTGCCCAACTACAAGATGGCGAATCACTAATTCCACACCCACTTGTTGAAAAATACAAAGAAGCAGTAGAAGAGCTTAAAAATAAACATATTGAAGAGTCTAAAGAGTCAGAAATCAATAACGTAATTTCCTTTGACAAGCTGGCCACAAGCCCTAACCCATCAGTTGTATCAAACGACGATAATGTTATTGGTTCTGGTAGTGCGGATAGAAAAGAAACTGCCAAGCAAGAGCCAGTTATTGAAAAAGAAAGCGTAGCCGTATACTCTACAAAAAATGTTACTTGGTCTGGAGTTGGTCAGGTTTCTAAGGGGTATAATATTGTCACTAAGCAAGCCGCAGAAAAATGGGCAGAACGTGACCACATTAGAATTGCAACTCCAGAAGAAGTTGCTGGAGAGTACGGAATTTAATGGAAATTTTAAGGGTTCTGCCATATCAAGACGTAAATATTACATTTACAATTCCAGCTGCTTATGTTTTAAATGAGGCTTTTGTGGCAACGATTACTGATCTAGCGGACCTTTCTTTTACAACAAAAACCGTAACAGACAATGCAAACTATGTTTGGACAATAGGTCTATCTGGTAAATATGATACAGACTATCGTGTTGTAATTACAGATGCATCTGGTGATGTCATTCACGATGAAACATATGAGATACGTAGACCATATGTCAATCCAGATACCTTGGGCACAACCGCCTCAGAAATTGCGGAATATACTAAGTATGAAGAAATTGCAAGAGCAATTCTTGACTCTGTTATTCCAGAAGGATTTTACTACAAAAAAAGAACCCTGGAAGTTGTTGGTCTCGGGGCAGACTACATCCCCTTGTGGTGGGAAGCAAAAAGAATTTTATCCGTCTATGAAAATAATGTTTTAGTTGAAGATCGTACTTATGAAATAACTAGAGATAAAACTGCAATAACAGAAACAGTTCTTGACGGAGTTAATCGTAATGAGCAGGCTCTATTAATTTTGCCAGCAGCAGCCTCAGACCTTGTAGACACCGTTCTGCCGCCTCTGCGGGGCTTTCCTAATGGATACGACTACAAGTTTGTTTTAGAGGTGGGATACCCTACAGTGCCCTCAGACGTCGTTAGAGCAGCAACTCTGCTTATTGACGATATTAAGTGTGGCAGAAATGACTACTACCAAAGATATATTTCTGCCTATAACACAGACCAGTTTAGACTACAGTTTGATAGCAGGGTATTCGAGGGAACAGGAAACATCATAGTAGACAAGATACTTTCAAAGTATGCTAAGTCTATTACTAGACTTGGAGTCTTATAATGGCTACCTGCGAAAATACGTCAATTATTTTTCCAATGCTTGCAGACGTATACTACCCAATTGTTGACCAAGGAGCATATGGAAATGTTCAAAAAACTTGGATTCACGATAGAACAATTGCCTGTAATTTTAATTCAGCAGGAACAGCTTGGAAAGAAGACATAAAGCCTAACGCAAACATTACACAGGATAGCATAATGCTAGGCAGAGTAAAAACAGACATTCGGTTTTCAAATGAAAATGCTCAAAATTCAATTACAAACATTATTGTGACTAACATAAAAGACAGAAATCTTAATGAGGTTTTTTTAGAAACAGCAGGCCCAAGAGCTGGAAGGTCTACCCTATTTGAGGTAGCAACTGTTGAGCCTTTTATGGGGCCATTTGGATCAGTAGAGTATTACAAGGTTGTTGTTCGTAGATCAGAGAATCAGGCGGCAGACCTATGAGGATTAAGTTTGATGGAAGACAGTTTGGCAGAGACATGAAAAACATGATGGACTATTCAGCTGGATTCCTAGATGGTATACAGATGGGCAAGCAACAGCTTATGCACTCTCTAGGAGTTCAAACAATAGAAATTTTAAAAAGCTATATAGACTCTAACGCAAAGGTAAACCCATCAATACTTCATCACGTTTATGAGTGGAATAGGATCGGTAGTCCGACCGCAAGACTTTATGACATAGGATATTCCGTAAGCAATCTGGGGCTCTCTTTTAACTCTTCTTTTAGACAGTCTACAACCATTCAAAATGGGTCAAACACACCGTTTTATGACAAGGCACGAATTATGGAAGAGGGTATTCCTGTTACCATAGTTCCAGTAAATGCTCAGGTATTAAGGTATATGGATAATGGAGAAGAAGTCTTTACAAAAGGACCAGTGTATGTTCAAAATCCTGGAGGAAATACTGAAGGAAAGTTTCAAGAAGTTTTTGATAACTTCTTCAATAAATACTTTACTCAAGCTTTCTTGAGGGCCAGCGGTATGGCAGCTTATCTGGAAAACCCTACAGTATATAAAAAGAATTTGTCAAAAGGAAAAAGAACTGGCAAGGCAGGCGGAGTGTCTACTGGATATCGCTGGGTAGCAAATGCGGGGGTGGCTAAGGTTGGCTAATGACTCATTACTAAATACTCCAGTGTTATGGATAAACAAGTATCTTCAAAGCAAGATTCTAGATAGTACTAGCTTAGATACTCCATTTTTTCCAACTCTGCCTTCTACAATTAATGACTTAACTTCTTATTTTCCTACTGGTGGAACAATGGCTACCTGGGACAGACTAATTAAAATGAACAAGAAGAGTTTTCCACACATTAAGTGTGAGCAGATTATGTACTACTTCTACGCAAACGGAGAAAACCCTATTGAAAAGATGGTTCAGATTCAAGAGCAGGTTTTGAGACTAATGGACCGTGGCGATGAAACAGCTCAAGAAGTAAATAACTGGTCAGCAAATAGGCAGATAAATTTGGGCAGATTTGACAGTAGTGGTAATCCAACTGACCCAGAATTGCTTGTAGATAACATGTTCTATTTTCACGATTTTAAGGTGTATCAGCTAGAAGAGTCTAGAGACATAATTGACTTCGGAACTGCTAGAACCTATGGCGGTAACAAGATTATTATTGAATATGACTACCACCAGATGCCAAGCATGACTAATTCAGACTGGGTTCCAGAAAGAATTTTACCAGTAAAACAGATTATTTAAATAAGCTGATATACTTAAGCTTGAGGAAACACGCCTATTATCTATAAAAAGAAGAGGTGAAATAAATGGCATATACAAGAGGTACAAGCACCAACATTATTGTTGGAGCAGCTGCTTTGTTTACTTACGAAGCAGGAGTATTGACAGACGCAGGTCTTCCAGCTTATGAAGCTGAAGGATCTGTTGGAAACACAACAGGAACATATCGTGAAACCCTAGCTGACTCTGCAGCCTTCCGTAACGTTGGTTATACAATGAACGGTCTAGAGCTACAGTTCCAGCCAGATTTTGGCGAGGTACAGGTTGATCAGGTTCTTGACGTTGCAAAGCTATACAAGCAGGGTATGCAGGTTAACCTGAACACTGCTTTTGCTGAAGCAACACTAGAGAACTTGCTGTTCTCCTTGGCTGGTAGAGATGCAGATCTCACATCAAGCGCAGGAGCAACAGGAATTAAGGTTGGATCCCCAACCCTAAACCTATCAGCAGGTGACATCGGTGAGTGTCCAGTTGAGCGTGGCCTAGTTGCTGTTGGTCCAGGTACAGGTGACTGTGACCCAGACGAGCAGATTGAGCGTATTTACGTTGCATACCGTGCACTTTCTATTGAGAGTGTTACAGTTTCTGCAAAGCGTGATGAGCCAACTATGTACGAGGTTTCATTCCGTCTACTGCCAAACGATGCTGCATCCTACGGTAAGATCGTAGACCGCACTATCCCAGCAGTATCGTAATACAAACTAACAACGCAGAGTTACCCAGTCTTTTTAGGCTGGGTAATTTTGTTTTTGCGGTATACTTATATAATGGCAACAACAATATATAAAACGGGAAAAGTCAGCTTAATTGACGGTACTGAGATTAACCTATCTCCATTAAAAATAAAGTATCTTAGAGAATTTATGGAAGCCTTTGAGCTTGTAAAAACTGCAGATAGCGATGAAGAAGCTATCATATTTCTGTCAAATTGTGCTGCTATATCAATGCAACAGTACCATCCCAAAATAGCAACAATTGCCGAGCTAGAAGATTCTATGGATTTGCCAGGAATATACAAGGTCTTAGAAATTGCTGCTGGAATAAAAATTAATGAAGATTCTGAAGACTCTGTAAAAGATCAGGCTGGGGATGGCGGATCTTCTTGGGACAAGCTTGATTTAGCTAAGCTTGAAGCAGAAGCTTTTTTGCTGGGCATTTGGAAAGACTACGAAGAATTAGAAATTAGCATGTCTATGCCAGAGCTCCTAATAACCTTAGAGTCAAAAAGAGAACTTGACTATCAAGAAAAGAAGTTCCTGGCCGCTATTCAGGGGGTTGACATAGATAAGAACAATAGCCAAGCTCCAGAGAATAAGTGGGAAGACATGAAGGCCAGAGTGTTCAGTGGTGGAAAAGCTAAGGACGGAAATGACGTCTTAGCCCTCCAAGGAGTTAATGCTCAAAAGGCTGGTTTTGGAATTGGAATGGGCCTTGGATATGAAGACTTGACTAAAAAGCCTAAAAAATAAAGCTTTTTGTGTTATAATTAATAAAGCCTCATAGCGGAAGGAATACAAAAATATGAGTACAGAAGTATACGAAGAGAAAACAATTAAGTTAATTGACGGAACAGAAGTTAAGGTGCGCCCACTAAAGATTTCTTTGCTACGTCCATTTATGAAAAAGTTTGAGGGTATTACAGCAGTAGCAGAAGACAACGACAAGTCTATGAGCCTACTGATGGAATGTGTTCAAATTGCAATGAGACAGTACAAGCCAGAAATGGCTGAAGATTTAAAGGCTTTGGAAGATAATCTAGATCTTCCAACAGTCTACAAGATTGTAGAAGAAGCATCTGGGGTTAAGCTCTCAGAGGCATCTCTTGGTCTTGTAAATGCCTAAGTAAAGAGGGTGCTAGTGGATGGCTGAAGACGCCAATGCCAGAATAAGAGTCGATATTGACACAGCCGCAGCGCTGGCCAATATTAAGAATCTCCAACGGCAGATATCAACTTTCCACACCTCTCTGGCAAAGTCCAGTGCGCAGGCTACTGCATCTTCTTTACAGTTGCAGCAAAGCCTAATTAATGGTATAAATAAGACTGGTCAATTTTCTGCTGGTATTAAAACTATAAAAACTACCACAGACTCTTTTACCAATTCGCTTCAAAAAAATAAACTCTCTATGGGGGAATACTTTAGGTATTCTGCTGCAGCCACAAAGAGCTTTGGAAGATTTTTCTCATCAGAGTTTGAGACAATAAACAAGGTAGCACGTGAACGTGTTAAGGATTTGCAGACCCAGTATATTAAAATGGGTAGAGATGCAAATGGAGCGATGCGAGCCATTGCGGTTAGACCGCTATCGCTTGACATGGAAAACCTAGCAACAAAAACTCAAATTGCTGCTCAGCGCCAAGCCCTTCTTAATCAAATGCTTAAGCAGGGATCTACTAATCTTCTAAACTTTGGTAAGAATACCCAGTGGGCTGGTCGTCAGCTTATGGTTGGTTTTACCGTACCCCTAATAATGCTTGGTAGCGTTGCAGCTAAAACATTCATGGACATGGAAAAGCAAGCTGTAAGATTTAAGCGTGTCTATGGCGAAATGTTTACTACAACAGAGGAAACCAATAAGGCTCTTCAGGATATAAAGAATCTTGCAAATGAGTTTACAAAGTATGGTGTCGCTGTATCAAAAACTATGGAACTGGCTGCTGACATTGCAGCTACTGGCAAGATGGGTGCAGAGCTTACCGCTCAAGTTGCAGAAACAACAAGGCTAGCCGTGCTTGGTGGGGTAGAGCAAGCAGAGGCCCTACAAGCAACAATATCATTAACAGACGCCTTTGGAGTTTCTGCAGAAGATCTAGCAGGGAAGATTGATTTCCTAAACGCTGTTGAAAACCAAACTATTACTTCTATTGAAGACCTAACCATTGCTATTCCCAAAGCTGGTCCAGTCGTACAACAGCTTGGTGGAGATGTTGAAGACCTTACGTTCTTCCTAACAGCTATGCGTGAGGGTGGAATCAATGCCTCTGAAGGTGCTAACGCACTAAAGTCTGGTCTTGCAGCTCTTATTAACCCAACTGGAAAAGCGTCCGAGATGCTTGCAGGGTTTGGTATTAACATCAAGGGCATTGTTGAAGCAAATGCTGGAGATGTAAAAGGTCTAGTTATAGACTTTGCTTCAGCACTCGATGAGCTAGCCCCCCTAGATCGTGCACGAGCAATTGAACAGCTATTTGGAAAGTTTCAATTCTCTCGTCTATCAACTTTATTCCAAAACGTTATTAAGGATGGAAACCAAGCAAGTCGTGTCTTAAAGCTAACAAATGCCACCACTGCTGAACTAGCAGTTCTTTCCGAAAGAGAGCTTAAGAAAATTGAAGACTCTCCAATGTTTAAATTCCAAAAAGCTTTGGAAGACATTAAAGTAACTCTCGTACCACTTGGCGAGGCATTCCTAAAGGCAGTTACCCCACTGCTAGAGTTTGGAACTAGCGTACTTAAAAAGTTTGATGAGCTAGATGAAGGCGCAAAGGGATTTGTTGTTGGCCTAACAGCTATTGCTGGAGTAATTGGTCCAATATTCCTAATGGGCTTTGGTCTTATTGCTAACGGTGTAGCAAACGTAATAAAGGGATTTGTATTCTTTAAAACCGCAATGAATAAAGCTGGAAGTGCTAGCACACAGCTAGGAATGCAAACTGAGTACATGACTCAGCAACAGCTAGAGGCAGCTGCAGTAGCAGCCTCTCTAGATCAGGTGCATACAAAACTAAAACAAACATTTACTTCTGAAGCAGCAGCTATAAATGGATTGACTGCCGCATACGAAAGAGCAATCTTAAAGCAAGCTGCTTTTGCTGGAACTCCAATGGCTATAGGAAGAGGAGCAAAATCTCCTAAGAAGCTAGCTTCTGGAATTCTTTCAGTGCCTGGGCCAAAGGGTGCTGGAGACGTTGTTCCAGCCATGCTCTCTCCTGGAGAAGCAGTTATCCCAGCAGAAAAAGCAGAAAAATATCGTGGATTTATTCAAGCATTAATTTCTGGAAATATTCCTGGGTTTAGAAACGGTACGGGCGACGTAGACTATGTTAGGGCAATTGCAAAAAGAGAAGTTGCGGGTAGTGGGTTCAGTAGCTCTCCAGACGAGGTCAGAAGGCAAACCGAACTAAAGTCCTGGGCTGGCATGGATAAAGAAATGGCTGCCAAAAAAGCAGAACTTGAAAAAATGAGACAAGAGGGAAGAAAAATTTCTTCAAGTCAAGAACGATCTCTCCTTAAAGCAACTCCAGATGCTGCTCACGTTAAGCAGTCTAGCTACAAGATTTCAGTAGCTGGAAGACAAGTCCCCACCAAGTCCTGGATGGCCAGGAGCTTGCTGGCAGATGACCCAATGGTTAATAGGTACGCTGCTCAAGCTAATCTAGAAAAAGGCGGCGGCGGAACAAAAAGCACCCAGAATGCTTTAAAGGGCATGATGGATCCAAAGGGGCAAGAGGCTCTAGCCAAAAAGCTGGGCGTATCGCAAAAAGAACTTAACAAACAGTTAAAGCTGTTAAGTCAGGGAATATCTCCTTCTACTGCTGGCGGATCAAAAGTTATGCAAGAGCTGGCAAGAAGAGATCCAAAACCAAATCAAGGAAGGCTTGCTGCGTCAGTTCTAAAATCTAGGGATGATTTTGCAAAGAAGAATCCAGGAAAAGGTTTTTATGAAACATTAGGAAGTAGAAAATACGATCCTTCTAAGGATGAAGCTGTTAAGAAAAATCAAGAAGCGGCAACAGCAAAGGCTGACGCTAGGGCAAAGGCCAAAGTTGACAAACTTACTAAAGCTCAAAAAGACGAGTCTGCTAGGGCATTCGCAAAATCTCAAGAAGCAGAAAAAGCAAAAACAAGTGCTACCGCAAAACAAGCTTCTGTAATTAACAAAGAAACAAAAGCTACAGAAAAAGCAACAAAAGAAAAAGTTGCAGCTACAAAGGCAGTAAAAGAAAACAAAAAAGAAACAGTCAAAGAGACTAAGGCAAAGCAAAAGCTGGCAACCCCTGCTGGTCCAGGACAGTCTCAAAGAATTACAGCTAGAGAAACAAAAGCTGGCACACGTTACTACTCTGGAAACAAATTAGTTGCAGACCAAAAAGCTGGACAAACAACCTATAACAGACAGCAGGGGGCTGCAAAGGGTGTAGAGACAAGAAGGGCTAATGCTGCACTAAGGTCCCAGGCTCCTCAAGCTCAGCAAAGAGGCTCTGGTGGTGGAAGGGCTGGTATGGTTGGCATGGTGGCTTCTGGAGCCGTAATGGGTGGGTCAATGTTGCCTGGTGCCGCAGGAAAAGTTGCACAAGACCTAATGATGCCAATCATGGCACTTTCAATGATTTTGCCAATGTTGCCAGGCCCAGTAGCTATTGCAGTTGCTGCTATTTCTGGATTGGCCATGGCTGCCTTTGCTCTAAAGGGTGCATTTGACACCGCTCAAAAAGAGGCGATAGAATTAACAGAAACTTTGGGCTCTGGTTCAAAAGCAATTCTTGCTTATGCAGAATTTGCAGGAACGGCATCAGCTGGAGAAGTTATGGATAAGCAAAGAGCCAATAACGCTTCTCCCTTTTCTGTTCAGCAGGGTAAAACAACATTTGGAGAATCTTTTGTAACTAGCGAACAGGGTAAGGGTATGCTAGAGTCACTAAGAAAGAGTGTTGCAACTTCTGGGTCTTCTGCAACACAAGCTCAACTTGTAAATCAGCTAGGAACTGCCGTTGCCTCTGGGGCATTAAATGAAGCACAAGCAAGAAGCATTGCAGCTAGTATTGGAAAAGAATTAGGGAATCAATCTTTTGGCATTAACGTTAATGCAAAGCTCATTGAAATATTCGGTCCAAATGGAGAAAATCTTATAAACGAGCCCCTTGAGGTTAGAGTAAAAATGATAGAGCAAACTCAGGATCAGGTTGGAGCTACTATAAAAGCTGGCCAGGTTCGAAGCTCTACTGCAACTCCTTTAGTTAGCGAAGGACTTGCGTTATCCGCAGCCCTAGGGGCTACTGGCTTAATGGCAAACGCTGTTCCAGTAGTCGGACAAGTTGCCAGTGGAATACTTCTTGCATCGTCTGCAGCAGTCCTTTTAGGAACTGGTATTGCAGCTGGAGTAGACAGAATGGCAAAGCTGGGAGAAGTCTCTGGTACCAATGTTGCCATGGGAATGATTGCTATGCAGCAGCAGCAAGAAATGGTAGACTCTCTAGATCTAGAATATCAGAAACGAATTGCCAATGCCGTTGCAGCTGGGGACGTGGCAAGAGCAGAAGAGCTTACAACACAGCATATACGAGACAGGGAAGCCCTTCTTATCAAGAATGCGGAAACAACTCAAATGGTTCTTGACAACTTTGCTAAGCAAGACGTGTTTTTTGGACAAGGTGCTTATATGGATGCAGCCAAGAAGGCTGTTGATGTGGCTTACGCAGACGATCCCGTTAAGGGACAGATTGCTAAGGGTGCTACGGGACAAATAGGCAGTGCAGCCTTAGACCAAACTCAAAAGTACCAGATGACGCTCATGCTTGCAAGCAAGGAGCTAGACCCAATGGTTGCTACTCAGCTACTATCTAGTTTTGGTAATGATGGCGAACAGTTGACAAAGGTCCTTAATATCATGACCAACATCGGATCCGCTGATGGAAATCGTGCAATCGCATTAATGAATGCGTTTGTTGATAAAGATGGCGAGGCTTTGCCAGATCAACAAAAAACATTTATTGCAAATATAGAGTCTAAAACTCCAGCACAAGCTCAAAAAGCCTTGGCCATGTTTGAAGAAGTGGCAAAGCTGGGTGGAGCTAACGTTCTTGAAGCTAGCGTAATTATGCAATTCTACAATAAGAATCCACAAGCACAGAAAAAAATGGAAGACATGATAGAGCAAATAAACTCTTATGGGGGAGAGTTGACCATGGACTTTGTTCAAAATCTAGTTGGAGAAGCACAGTTTGAAGCCTTTAAACAAAACCAAGCTTATTTCGAAAGTCTGGACAATGAACAAAGAAAAGACTATGTTTCTGCATTTGTTAATACCATGGAGTTGCGTGGTGATAAGGATATGCAAGATGCTTGGAGAGCATGGCAGAAAACACTACCTGCAGATCAAAAGGCTAGGGCCTTTGAAGACTTTGCAACTGTTACTGCAGTAAGAGTTACTGAGGCTGGGAAAGACGCATCGGCGGTAGACATAGAACAAGAAGACACTAGCGGAGGCGGTGGCGGAGGACCATCTGCATCCCCACTAGACGACCTCTTGAAAAAACTTAGAGATATTCGTAAAAACCAAATTGGTGTAACCAAGGGCTTTGAAGCATCAGCTAACGCAATCAATAAGTTGTTTGGAGGCGGAGCTGGAATCAATCTTTTCAGCGGTATTGAAAATGACATGAGACGACTAGGGGCTGGAGAAGACCTAATCAGCCTTATAGCTGGAATGGATCCAGAAGAGTTTGAAAAGAAAAAGAATACCCTATTTAATTTTGACAAGCAAACTGGAGAAATTATAGGATTTAAAAATCAGTTAAAGAATATTGGAAAAGCTCTTTCTGCAATCGCTATTGGTCAATATGTTAACCAGCAGCAGAAACAGGCTCAAGAGTCAAAGAATCAGGTATTAGCATTTAACCAGTTAAGGTCGTCTGGATATTCTGTTGCAGAAGCGTATGAAGCAATTCAGGATGCAGCGCTTGCCGCAGGCATAGTTGCTGGAGATTACACCCAACAACAAATAGCTGAGATGCTTGCATTACAGAGAGCAACTGCAGAAGCAGCAAAGCAATTTGAAAGGCTAACTCCAGAAGGAAAACAACAGGTTTTTGATGAAGGCTTTAATAAGGCAATGGAAGCGTTTGACGTTCAAGAGAAAAAACTAACTCTAGAGTATGAGCTAAAGATAGCAGATGATCAAAAAATTATTGAAGATGCTCAAAATCAGATAGATGGAATAAGATACCAGCTTGACGATTACGAAGCAGATTTGCGTGGTATTGAGCAGCAAGAGGATGCTATTAACAAGACTTATGACGATAAGCTAGAAGCACTAGAAAAGGTACGCAAAGCAAATCAAAAAGTTCTTGATCAAGAAAAGGGCAAGCTATCAGTTGCAGAAGCCATTACTCGTGGCGATCTTTCTGCAGCAGCTAGGGCTATTCAGGACGTAAGACAAACTTCTGCTTCTGGATACTTCTCAA